GCTGTATTGAGAGACATGGGGCTAGGCGAGTTGCCTATTGTCATGGACAAAGAGTCAATAAAAAACGCAAAGAAATTTGGCTATCTTGCTGACTCACCTAAAAATGCAATTGCACCAAGACAAGAAGCACTAGATACAGCACAAAGAAACGCTACTCTACCTATTGAAGAAGGTGGTCTAGGACTGCCTAAAGACAATACGCCAGAGATGAGAGCAGAGGCAATGGGTTTCATAGATGCTTATCATGGAACAACCCAAGGGGCTAGAAAAGAACAATTGCGTGATGCCGAGGGATGGTCTGATGTTTGGGCTACAGATAATCCAAAAGTTGCAAATACTTACGCTACTGGCAGACCACAATTCGGAAGACCAGAGGGACAGGCTGTAATGCCATTGTCGGTAAGGCTTGAAAATCCAATGGTGATTGATGCGCCTTATGGTTCTTCTTGGAGACAGATTGATACTGCGTTACCAAATGACCCAGAAGTATTGCCATATAGCACCGATATGCTGGCAGAGATTGCCAAGAAAGAAGGCTATGACTCTTTGCTTGTCAAAAATGTCTTTGATGTTGGTGGTGGAAGGATTCCAAGGTCTGAAAAAGGTCAGGATGCTTTAACTGGTACAACTTATGCAATATTTAATCCAGCACAAGTTAGGTCAAGGTTTGCTGCCTTTGACCCGATGAGAAAGAATGACAAAGATTTATTAGCTGGTGTGCTACCATTAGGATTACTGACAGACGAAGACCAACGTAACAAACTTTACGAAATGTTCCCAAGTCTATTAGGTCAGTAAATACTAACTTAACCTTGACCAACCCTAGAGGAGTCAAACAAAATGGCATCAGTCGGAAGACCAATAAACAAACTTCATCAGGAAGATGTACGCAAAAAGATTCAAGTAAGTCAATTACTAAATGTTTTGCAAAATCATGCACTTGGTGAAACTGAGGAGTTAAGTCCTACAAGGATGAAGGCTATTGAGATACTATTGCGTAAATCAATGCCTGATATGGCTTCAGTAACCATAAGTGGTGACTCAGACCAACCACTTCAGCACATCGTTACATGGGCGAAGTAATCGAAATTCCCTATAAGCCAAGGGAACACCAGCTAAAGGTTCACGAGTTACTGGAAGGCAAACGCTTTGCAGTTGTAGTTGCACATCGAAGGTTTGGTAAAACTGTTGCAGCACTTAACCACTTAATTCGTGAGGCGGTGCTAAACGAGAAAGAAACACCCAGATATGCTTACATTGCGCCTACCTACGGACAAGCTAAGAGGGTGGCTTGGGACTATCTTGTTAAATATACTGAACCTTTAGGTGGGACTAACAACATCTCAGAACTGAGGGTGGACTTCTGGGGTAGGCGTATCCAGCTATATGGCTCAGACAATCCTGATTCCCTGCGAGGTCAATACTTTGATGGGGTAATCATTGATGAAGTGGGTGACCAGAATCCTAAGATATGGACAGACATTGTTAGACCAGCCCTGACAGATAGAAAAGGTTGGTGCTTATTCATTGGTACGCCTAAAGGACATAACCACTTCAAAGAACTGCGAGACAGGGCTGAGAAAGAGGATGGATGGGGCTTGCTAGAGTTCAAAGCCTCTGAGACAGGCGTAGTGGATGACACAGAACTGAAGGCTGCTAAGAGTGAGATGGGTGAGGATAAATACCGCCAAGAGTTTGAGTGTAGCTTTGATGCTGCGGTAGAAGGCTCTTACTATGGGCAAATCCTCAACGAGTTGGAAGAAAAGAAGCATATGCAGGAGATACCCAGAGAGGAACTAAGTAGGACTTTTACTGCTTGGGACTTGGGAATGGGTGACTCTACGTCTATCTGGGTGGCTCAGTTGGTGGGTACTGAGGTGCGTCTGATTGACTACTACGAGAATCACGGAGTTGGACTAGACCACTACGTTAAGTGGATTAAGGACAATGACTATCTCAAATCAGAGCATATTCTTCCCCATGACGTTAGGGTCAGGGAACTTGGGACAGGTAAGAGCAGAATGGAAATGCTTGAGGACTCAGGGCTAGAAGTCAAGATTGCACCCAGAATGGGACTAGATGATGGCATCCAAGCAGTAAGACGATTACTGCCAAGGTGCTGGTTTAATGTTCCTAAAGTGCAAACAGGATTGAACTGCCTGAGAAACTACCGCAGAGACTACGATGAGAAGCGTAAGATATTCTATGAAAGACCACTACACGATTGGTCAAGTCATGGCTCTGATTCTTTCCGCTACTTAGCCCTTGGATTGGATGAAGGTCATTCAACGTGGTCTAAGCCGATTAACCAAACTCCGAAATGGATTGTCTAATGTATGTAACTATGCAAGGTGCAAATTTAGCACCTAAAGTAAAAGAACTTGAAAAGCGTATCGAAATGCTTGAAAATATGGTAAAAGAGTTACAATTGGATAAACCCAGAATGGGACGCCCTCCAAAGGACAAGCATGGCACAGAACGAGTTAATGTCGATAATCCAATCAGAGATTGATGATGCAATTGGATTTATTGAAAGCGAAACTGTTGAGCAGCGCAAACAGGCTCTGGAGGCTTATCTACGACAGCCATATGGTAATGAAGTTGAGGGTAAGTCTCAAATCGTTACTGGAGAAGTGGCAGAAGCGATAGATGGTGCGCTACCTAGCTTAGTCCGTATCTTTACAGGCTCAGACAATATCGTAGTCTTTGAGCCACAAGGCCCTCGTGATGAAGCCTCGGCAAAACAGGCCACAGACTACTGCAATTGGGTGTTCAACAGGGATAACGCTGGTGTAGCCATTCTGCATGATTGGTTCAAAGATGCCTTGATGCAGAAGAACGGCATCGTTAAAGCGTATTGGGAAGACAAAGAAGACATTACTAAAGAGCGTTACTTTGACTTGTCTAACGATGAGTTAGCAATGCTGATGAGTGATGAGACTATGGAGATTGTCGAGCAAGATACGACAGAGTTCCCAATATTTGACCCAATGGGTCAGCCAGTTATAGACCCGATGGGTATGCCTGTGATGGGTGCTACTCATAACGTAGTTGTCCAACAGAAGAAAAAGTCAGGCAAAGTCACCATTGAGAACGTGCCTCCAGAGGAGTTCTTGATTAGCAAGAAGGCTAGAACTATTGCTGATTCACCATTCGTAGCCCACAGGCAGATGTTGACTCGTAGCACCTTGGTTGCTATGGGCTTTAACAAGAAGCAGATTGAAGGCTTGCAGATGGGTGATGCTTTGGCATACACACCAGAGCGTGTGGCTCGTTATGCAGCAGGTGAGCAACCTTACCAAACTCAGACTGATGACCCCTCAATGCAAGAGATTGAGGTCTTTGAGTGCTATGTCAAAACTGATATAGATGGCAAAGGCATTGCTTCATTGGTTCAAGTGTTCTACGCTTCTAATGAGATTCTTGAGGATGAGAAGGGTAAGGAAATGGTTGAGGAAGTGGACTATGTTCCTTTCCACTCAATCTGTCCTATTCCAATTCCACACAAGTTCTTTGGTAACTCACTCGCTGACAGAACAGTTGACCTACAGTTAATCAAGACCACTATCACTCGTCAAATGTTGGATAACTTATATCTGACAAACAATGCACGAGTTGTTGCGGTAGAAGGTCAAGTAAACCTTGATGACTTGCTTACATCTACTGCTGGTGGTGTTATTCGTGCTAAGTCACAAGGTGCTGTTCAACAGTTAGTTGTTCAGAACGTGGCTAATCAGGCTTTCCCAATGCTTCAGTATCTGGACACAGTACAGTCTAAGCGTACTGGTGTATCTGATGCTTCACAAGGTTTAGACCCTGCTATCTTGCAAAACGTGACTGCTGCTGCGGTAGCTTCAATGCAACAAGCTGGCGCAGGTAAGATTGAACTAATGGCTCGAATCTTTGCTGAGACAGGTGTTAAGTCTTTGTTCCAAGGCATCTTGCACTTGCTCTGTAAGTATCAGGACAAGGCTCGTATGGTGCGTATGCGTGGTGAGTTCGTAGAGTTTGACCCTAGAACATGGGCTAACCAATATGATGTGTCTATCAACGTAGGTTTAGGTGCAGGGAATCGTCAAGAGCAAATGGCTATGTTGTCTATGGTTCTTGCTAAACAAGAGCAGTTGATTGCTCAGTACGGCCCTGCTAATCCTTACGTTTCACCTGCTCAGTATCGTGGCACATTAGGACGCATGGTTGAGATTGCTGGCTTCAAAGATAGTGCTGAGTTCTACAAAGCGATTACGCCAGAGCAAGACCAGATGCTATCTAATCCTCCTCCACAAGAGCAACAGATGCCTCCAGAAGTGCAAGCAATCATGGCTAGGACTCAGGCTGAGATACAAGCTAACCAAGCCAAAGCACAAGCTGACATTCAGTTGAAGCAACAGCAACAACAGATTGACATGGAGATGGCGCAACAAAAGGCTGTTCTTGAAATGCAGATGATGCGTGAGAAGGAAGCTGCTAAGTTGCAATTAGAGCGTGAGAAACAACAGGCTTACTTTGCTATGAAGCAACAAGAGTTTGAAGCAGAAGCCCAATTGAAAGCAATGAAGATTGGTGCTGGCATTACATCCAACGTAGAGATTAGAGGTTAATCATGGCTGCCCCAAGTATTCAAGACTTAATAAAATCTGGTGTTTTTGAAGCTAATCCAAATAGTGCGGTTTTAATTGATGGAACTTATTACCAACCTGTTTATGGTTATGGTGGTTCTGGTATGGATGCCCAACAAGGCGCACTAGAAAATGTTATTACATATAAAGCTGATGAAAACAAGGTTGGTGGAAACATCAATTATTACTCTCCTACTGGTGAATACCAACAAACTACTCAACAACAAGAAGTTGCAGGTTCATTTTTAGAAGGATTAGGACAAGCCCTTACAGACCCCGTATTTCTAGCTGCTTTAGCAGGGGGTTATGGTGCTGGATTGTTTGGTGGTGCGGGAGCATTAGGTGGTGCTGCTACTGTTGGCTCTACTGGTTTAACAATGGGTCAATTGGCTCAACTTGATCTAGCTCTTGG